CTCCTTACATACCACACACTCTTTGTTGTTCACACTCATACTTTAATGGATGAACCTACTTCTTTTAGCTTTATTATTAGAGAGTCTATTTTACATTGAGCAGTATAATACTCCTCATCAATTAAAGATTCATAGATGTCATCGGTTAGATCATTTATTTCCTTCATGACAAAGTTGACATGATTTATTTTATGGAAATGAACGCCTAACTTTTTCATTCTTAAATCTTAACTAGAGAATTTACATCTACCTTAAACATCTTTACATCTTTTTCTTTATCGTAAGAAACTAATGCATAATCAGGGGTAAGGTTCTTAATGTATATCCTTTTTCCTTCGTGAGTTAATCTTCTTTTCATTAAGTCAAGGTCAATACCTTCTTCAAATGTAAACATATTTTTGTAATTATCCATTAATTTACTTTTAAATAAACATCAATTTCACTTTGAGATAAATCCTCCCACTTGTATTGAGGGTATGTTCCATACATATTTTCGTCTTCATTGTAAGCTTCTTCCTTACACCCTAAATGTATAGGAATAACTTTATCTTTTTGCAAGTCCCATTTTGTAAAATATTTTCTTACCACATTAACCGATAGGTCTAGCTTTTCAGCTATAGCTGGTATAGTAATCCCTGTCTGTGCTAGTAGTATTATATGTTTTCTGTGGAATTCTGTAAGAAATTTTTTGCCTTTTCTCTTGTATACATACTTCATATTATTTCTCTTATTCTCGTTTTCTCTAATGTAATCTTTCGGTTTTCTAAAATTAAATCCAAATATCTATCTGAATCTATCACCTTATAATCATCTACAATATAATCAAATTCTTTAGAATCACTTGCTTTTTCAAAAAAAATCTCCAAATAAAATACTTCTCCTCGTTTATTAAACACATGACCTAAGCTTAAGTCTGTGTCAATATTATTATTTACTCTTTCCATTACATATATTATATCATCCCAAGCTATGTGTGTTTCGTGGTCCGCTTCAATGTTATCAATAAACTCAAAGGTTATCATTATATGCTTAGGATCCTTGGCCGTTGTATATTTCTGTATTGCATCCATGTTGTTCTAGTTCTTGTAAACGATATTCTTGTAGTCTTGACAACCTGCCCTTTGGAGTCTTCACTTCTGAAAATAAAACATCAGACCCCGGTGGTATGGCTATCAAGTCAGGAATACCGTTCTTGTTAGTTTTTATTAATTTAATTACGTAGAAGCCCTGGCTTTCTAACTCTTTAATTCTCTTTGCTTGTATCTGTTGCTCTGTCATTTACTTTTATTCATTTTATTTTATTTTATTTTTTCCACTTGTTACGACCAACTAAAAGTCCAATGATACCATAGTTAGCTATATCTATAAATGTATCTTCTTGACCTTCACCAGGAACATAATTCTTTCCGCTAATAACTAAGTTCTTTAACCTGCTTATTTTATCAGTTAGCCTTATAGCTAGTCCAGTTAGCGAAAACTTTTTATCATTGTCATTATTGAGATCACCACCTAATGCGATGTTACTCAACCCATAATCCATTTGCTTTCTAGCAAACAACTCATACATCTCTTGCTGTATGTTTTTAAACTCCTGAGATAACTCAGGGTATTCTCTTTCAAATATTTCTATGTCTTTCATTTTATTTTATTTTTATAACTTAAGTACGCTCCTTCAATATTAAATCCGCATCCACATTTTTCATGATCACCCTTAAAATAACTAACATACTCTTCCCTTGGTATACAGTACCAATTATTATTATAAGGATTGAAGTGGTATATTAAATTAAACTGTTCCATCCTTTTTTTAGATTATCAATAGCCCATAAAGCCTGAAGGTTAGTATAATGACATAACTCGTATGTTTCTTTTTCTGTATTAGCCAGAGCTAATGGTTTAATATGATCTATATGCCATTCTCCATAATTATCCCAACTCATTCCTTCTTTAAAATTATTACTAATATGAACTCTCACCTCGTTATATGAACATCCTAATATATCTGTAGTGTTACCTATCTTATTAACAATACTTTTTCTTATTCTACCCCTTAAATTTAGTTTCATCTTGTACAAAGGGTCGTTGTCTCTTCTGTTTTTTTCCCTTTTATTTATATCAGCTCTATGTTTCTTAGCGTAATCGGAATTGTAAGCAGAAATATGTTCTTTATTATTAAGTCTCCACTCTTTAATAGCTGACGTTTTAGCATCTCTATGCTTTTCCTTATTCCTTTCGTAATGCATACGCAAGTACTCTTTCTGTTTTTCTTTGTCTTTATATGGCATAATCATTTTTAAAATGCTTTAGTGTGTAATCTTTTTTATTATTAACTGCTTGATATATCTTTTTTTCTATACCATTTTTAGAGAACACCCAATATATTTTATTATTCATTCTTTCTTTAGTAGTCATTCTATCTCTACTTTGCCAGTAACTAGTAGCACTAAAGTCTATATTGTAATATACTAAATACTTTGCCTCTTTCAAAGATATTCCTTCACGACCACTAACTATTTGTAGTGCAATATTTTTATCAGTAGTGTTAAACTCTTCTAACTCTGTAGTTAAATTATCTCCATAAATTTCTTTTAGTGCCTTTAACTCAGCTGTAAATTTGTAAAATATACCTATCTTTTTATCCTTAAATCTATCTTTAATAAACCTAGCTTTACTATAATCTAACACTACACTTTTCTTTGATTCAAATATAACTGTCCCCGAAAATATCTGATGTAGTTTCTGCATTAACTTTACTCCAGTGTCACCAAGAACAACTTCGTCTGACCCTTGTAATATCTTATCTTTTTTTAATCTCTTGCATAAATCATAAGTTCTTTGCTCCATATCCACTTCTAATATTTCTTCATTAATAACAGACTTAAACCCTGCTTGTTGCTGAGTAAAGGAAATTGTATATGGCTTCATTACATCTATAACTTTATTATTATTAGCCTGAGAATAATCAGTAGCTACTTTATAACCATAATGTATTTGTCTTTTAACTACATAGTCATCAGACCATCTATAAAAGTTCTTATACTCACTAAAAGGATTAGTCAGACACCCATAAACTTGGTGGTACATTTGAGAAAAACTTTCTGGAGTTGGTGTACCAGACATCAATATTAACTTAGACTTCCATGTTTTTAAGTCAGCTTTTAATCTCTTAGCCCTAGAAGATGGCTTTGGAAACGCACCTAACGAATGAGACTCATCAGCAATAATTATGTCAGGGTTAAAACCTAAGTTTACCTTATGTGCGCTCTCATAATTAATAACCTGAAGTTCAAAAGAAGGACTCATCATTTTATAATCATCCTCAATACTAGATATAGCTTTCTTTTTTGTTAAGAATAAAACTCTTTCTGCTCCTAACTCCTCACATATACCTAATGAAGTAAGTGTTTTTCCGGTCCTTACCTCCATAGATAAATATAATAGGCCGTACTTTTCTAGTATCACTGATCCTTGACCAATGATTTTCTCCTGATAATCTCTAAATTTCATTCTCTATTTTCTGTTTCTCTTTTTATGTGCCTCCATTGTATATAACAACTCTTGACATTTTTCGTATTCCTCGTACTCTTCAAAGTGATCTATCATTAGTAGGTAAACATCTTCATTATATTCAGGATAACCTTCTGAAGGATCAAATAAAAAAACCGGCATAACAGACATGTCATCTATGATTTCCTCAATATGTTTTTTGTGTGTTAGAACATTGTAACTGTTGATTATCATTTGATCTAAATGTTTGTAAAAAATGTCTTCGTCTATGTCCATATTGAGGTTTGTGTTATTGGTTCTTTAAATGTAAAATATACACCAGTGTTGTTCCTTCCTTGTTCAGCTTCAAATCCTGTTAAATGTTTACTGGCAATTCTCATCCACTTATTCCACTTGCTATGAGATAGTTTACTGTAATCAGGATTTTGTAAGACAAATTCTATTCTAACAGAGTTACTATTTATCTTGACATCAAAAGGAAAGAGCTCTTTGTTTTCTTGTATAAAGGTAACGAATTCTCTGCTAGTGGATGCTTCAAACTTTCTGTTCTTTAAATTCTTAAACGGTGCTGACACTAAACCTTCTCTAAGATATAACTGTAGACATTTTATCATATAGTTGTCAAAAGCACACCACTCATCATCACTCCATTGTGAAAAGAATAATTTTTTAAACTCATCATGAGGTGTATAAACTTTAGAGTAATGAGCATAAAATTCTAACTCCCACTTTCTTCTTTCAAAAGAATTACCTGTTCCTCTTATGGCATAGTTAGTTGTAATAACAACCTTTGGAGATTTTTCAAATGGTATTTTTATAGCATCCTTGTTTTTCTTTTCTAATGTTATTCCTTCTGTAATTATACTAAACAATCTTTCAAACTCGAAACCTTTTTTTACATCATCAAACGTTAAAATCTGTGTGTCTACGGATACCAACTGATATGCAAATGATCTTTCAAAGAAAAAAGATTTACCATCTATTGTTACATTCTTCTTTAGTTGAGATATTCCCTGGACAAATAGTCCCTTGCCTGTTCCTCCTTCAGGTTCCTCTGAATCATTCTCGTCATGTATTATTACTGCCGGACAATACCCTGCGTTCTTATGACCTTGTAATAAAAAACCTATCGTACTTTCAACTGACTTAACTCTAGTTTCATTTTGATTACTTATGTTTGATATAAACTTTGAGTAGTCGCAATCAGTATCATCACAATATTCGAAGTCTCTAGATATAACCTGCTCTTTCCAAATAAAACCATCCAAAGAATCGTAATTTATTTTATGTAATTTGTCATTTGTAATTTTTAATGCTACATTTTTAAAGTATAAGTAAGACTCGTACTCTGTATTTTCAATGAAGTATATTTTTTTGTAAGAAAGTAAAGAAAGGAAGTCTTCCTTAAAGTATTTGGTTCTTTCTGCAAAGTGGTTATATATAGATAGGTCTTCTAGTTCTAATAAATAATTTAAGACGTAATCTTTTATTAAGTCATCTGTAGTATTATCTATTATGTTAGACTTTATTACTATAAATATGTAGTTAGTGCTTCCTTCTGGCGTGTACTTATAAAACCCATGCTTTTCTAAAAACTCTTTAAACTTAAATGGTATTATGCTTACTACACCCTTTTCTGACTTAACCCAAAACTCTGATCCCTCGCTACTTGTTTCTTCTTTTTTAATTACGGTATCTACAGAATCAGAATCATATCCTTTTGTTTTTAATAAAGTTCTTATTTCTTTTTTAGGTACACCAGTCTTTAGTTTTTTTCTAATTACATCTATTGTATCTGTGTCCTCAAAGAATCTAGTGTTAAAGTTAGATACATTTTGATATGCACTATTGATAGTTGTTGTCATCTCATTGAATGAAAATCCATCAGTTACGTATTGACTTAATATAAACGAAGCCTGGCTTTTATCTATTCCAAAATCATTTAATGATGAAGCTAGTATATATATATTATTATTTCTTTGACCATCTATCATCCCATAATTATTCTCCCACCATTTTTTTAACCTATCTACTATCGTATCTTGACTAGTTAATACTAAGGTTGGTTCGTGACTCTTATAATCATGTTGCTCGTGATTTAAAACCTCTGTACTTGTATATATCTTACTATCCTTGTTTATATATATTTTATTGTCATAACTTTCGTAACAAACTCTTGAAATATTTTTACAAGTAATATCAAATTCTTTACAGTTGTAATAGTCTTGTAGGGATAGAAAGTATTTTATGTGGTTGTCGATCTCTTCAGGTACTCTTACCAGTACTTTAAGACCATTTCCACTAGGGGATATAAACACACTATGAGTGTGAACATCGTTTTTAATCTCTTCTTTTTTATTTAGTAAATCTTTTTTAGATTCAAAGCCATCAAAATCTAAGCATATAATTCCACTATGTTTTAATATTGACTTATCTTTTCTGTCGCTAAACTCCCCACTAAAGCAAATAGCTGGTAGTTGTTGTTTTATTTTGTTTCTTAATTCTTTGTCTTTCTCTTTTCTTATTCTCTCTATTAGTTCCTTTGACTTACCTTCTCTAATTCTATCTAAAATAAAGTCTACATCTCTATAGAAAGGAACTGAAGTGTCTTTAACACTCTTGAATATTGTCACTTTCATTGGCTATAATTTTTATACTCGTTAATAACATGGTAAATAAAGAGAGGTGTATGAACCACAACATTTATTGGCGCAGTCCTTACGGATACTGCCACCTCTCAATACTAATTTAAAATGGTAAGTCGGCTGATGCAGTACTTGCTTTTGGCGCAGTATTCTCTTTCTCTGCCACAGCTATAGTGCCGTCAGTCCAAACAACTTTACCGTTGCCAACATAGTTTCTTTTTTTCCCAGCATCTTTCTCGTCTTTACTCATGCTTTCGTAAGTCCCTACGTTGTTTCCGTATTTACTTTCGTTATCTAATACGGTAGTTATCTGTAAAAATTTACCGTCTTTTAATCTTGACTTATCTACTTTAGTTAAATCAATGTAATGGTTTATTATTGAAGCCATATTTGTTTTTGTTTTTATTGGTTTATAATTGTTCTGTATGATAATATTGATTGATATCTTCTGGAGCTCCTTCAACAAAGAACTTTTCGTAAATCTCAATCGCTTTGAATACTTTTTGTTTTCCGTATTCGAGAAATGTTTCTGAACAGTGAAATATCCCTGTCTTATATGTATTCTTTTCTACTACTATAAATATCATTGGCCTTCCAAAGAACTGACTATATATCCAAGCTTGACTATCATAGTTGTACTTTCTTGCTGAGTATTTAAACTCATCTATCTTTGATGTAGTCTTTAAATCAATAATCATATCCGATGCAACAATATCTGCTTTCCCTTTCCATAGATGACCTCCTATTTCTTTAATAGCTGGAACCTCAAACTGATTCCCTGCTTTGTAAATCATATCATAGAAATCTAAGTTCATTCTTATTGCTTTAGCCATATTAGATAACATCTCTACTTCTTTAGTTAGTATAGCTTGTTTGCCTAATTCCTTGTAAGCTTTAGTAGTTCTAGTTGAGGCATCCACGATATCAAACTCACTAAGTTTTTGAGGTTCCAATAGTTCAGTATGAAAATATCTTCCAAGTAGCATAGCTATTGTTGGTTTACCCTTCCCTCTAAAATCTTTTGGATTGTTTAAGAGTGATCCTATGTCTGAGTTAGATAAAAAGTTTCTGCCAAAATCTCCATAGTAATACTTGTCCTCTCTTAGCTTCTCTATTTCTTTTGTGTACTTTTGATTAATTTCATCTAGTATCATGACTTTATAAATTTAGATAGTTCATCAACTACTACTGGATTAATCTTATATTTCTGAGATAGTATTTTAATGATACCTGGCATCCCTAGTTCTTTGTTGTCAATCATCCAAGCAATTACCTTTTGCCAGTTGTCATCTTCAATCTCTAAATTAATTAGCTTAGGTTTTTTTATTACTGGTGCAGTTTCAACTAAGTCTTCTCCAGCATATACAGATAAACCTAGTCCATGTAAGGCCAATGCTTTTACAGTTGATCTTTGTATAGATGAGTTTACTTCAAAGCTAGTAATGTTATCTAGTTGTATAGACTTTGGCCTACCCGATGTATTCATTATAGGTAAGTAATCTATATACTCTAGTTCATCAATGGTTACTCCTACTTTTACCCAAGCCGTTTTGCCATCAGTAAAATAGTTCATGCCATTTTCAGATTCATATACTTTTCTTGTTAATTCTGGATATAACTTCTTTGCAAAAGCCCATGCATGAGCCCAACTTAGATATGTTAATTGTCCCTTTTTCTCTACTTTATCAGAAACGTTGACAGCCGAAAGCTTATCAAACGCTGACTTTTTCGTTTGTGTTGCCATTATTTTATTTAATTTAATTATTATTTACTCTTTGGGTTCCAGTTTTTTATGTATTTAGCAAGGTCTGGATCCTTCTTTATTTTCTTCTCAGTTTCTTTAATTCCATATATTATCGTAGAGTTAGTAGTTTCAAAGCCATCTGCTTTCATACATCTAACTATTGCTGATAATCTATAGCCATTAAGTTTTGCTAGGTAGTATATTAAGTATCTTGCCGATGTGACATGATTATCTTTAGTCTTATTAAATAATTCATTTTTATGTGTTCTTGTAGTCGTACATACATCATAAACTATTTCATCAAAAATTTCGTAATTTAACATCATTGTATTGTATTTTATTTGATTTTCTGTAGGTGGGTAATTTACCTCTGCCCACATATCTTTCGTTCTCGTCATGTTGTTTAATAATTATTCAAAACTAATACAATTTTACTTTAATCCAAATATTTTTCTGATATTTTCTCCCAAAGTATAATTATTAGGTAGTTTCTCGGTTAGTTTCTCTATTTCATTAATAAGTTGTAATGATCCTACTGCCATTTGCTTTTCAGATTGAGTACCATAATTAAGTTTTTTATGGCCTTCTTCTATAATCTCTGTTATCTTTTCTTTAACTTTAGAGGTTTGGTTGTTTTTTTCATATGAATTATCATACCCAAATGTTTTATTTTGCCTTAGTTCGTTAAGTGTTCTTTTTTTTTGCATAATATATTTATTTAGTCCTTTTCCTTGAAACACCTTCCCTCAAAGATGAGTGTGAACAGTATATAGTTACTGCAATGTAATAATTTATTCTCTTGAATCATTAAAACTATTGACAGTTTCTTTTAGATCATTCAGTATAGCAAATGTTTCTTCTACTGTAATTTTTGAGGTTTCTAATTGTAATTCCTCTAGTAAGTTTTTAAGTAAAACTATTTTTCTTGCGTATTCCATTTGTCCATTATTTGCTCGTTAGTACTATCATCTATATAATATATATAATCATTGATTTGTATGTATACTGCCTCTTTTGATATCATTTCTATTTTCATTGTTTTAAAATTTATAAGTTATTCCTATAGCTACAAAGAATCCTCCGGTTGCTATTGCTAATGTATTGGGGTTAAAGTCAAACTGTGGTGCGTGAGGATGTCTTATCATATAAGTAGTTCCAGCAGTCATTAAACTTAACCCTCCTATTATTGCTAATTTTTTCATTTTTAATTTATTTAATTTATTGATTTACTTGGTTCTGTATTTTAATATTTCTATACATAATTCGTGAGGGATTTTACTTCTTTCATAATTTCCTTTCATTCCTTGAGTACCTGTCTGCGAACCTCTAGGTGCTGAAACGTGGCAGGGCATACCATTTTTACACATTGGTCTGGGTTTCCAATTTAAATTGTTAGTCCATATGTCAGTTGGTTTCATTCTAGTATCTCCATACTGACAATACGTGACTGTGTTTTTATAAAGTCCATCCACTACACTTAATTTTCTTAATTTACCTCTTGGATTTTCCATATACCAAATTAAGTTAGGGTTGATACTTTTAAATACATTTATTATATATAAAGTTGCACTCACTATTTCTACTCCAAACATTGCGTTATCGCTTTTCGGTGTGTTGTCCTTATTCCAATGTTTCCCAATACTAGCTACACTAAAATAAGTACAAGGTGGACTTGCCCATATAATATCAGGAACAAAAGGAACTTTATCTATATCAAAATCCCTAATGTCTGTAACATAGTCTATACCTTGAAAATCATTAATGTCTGAAGAATAAACTTCATAACCTAACTCTTCACAAGCCTTGCCTACACTACGTGAGCCTGCAAATAATTCTAACACTTTCATTCTTTATTTTTTTTTACCCATTCTAAAACTAACTCGTTTAAATTTTCTTTTATTTGTTCTAACCTATAGTTTTGACTTGGTGTTATATCTCCATATTCTAAATTAACT